AGAACCTTCATTACATTCAAAGGTACAAAGATAAAAAGGAGATAGATATGAAGTTATCAGAAATGTCAGAGGTTGACAAAAACGATTTTGTAATTCGTCTTAGACCGTTTCAATACGACAGTGGTGAGTGGACTGGCGATGTAGATATATGCATAGTCACACAAGAAAAGAATGATTTAAGCACAGAGGATTATGATGAACTCATGCATCTATCTAGAATGATAGCTGCGAGTGTTCCTTTAATGGAGAAGAATCAAGAGTTGCGTGAGCTTATACATAACATTGTGAAACGTACATCGGATAATAATTTAGAAGTTACTTACCCTAGAGAGGTAAATAAGATTGACAAGAAAGACAATATCATTACAATAGACTTCAAGGGTAAGAAACCAAATGGGAGTGATGAATGACAGACAATGTAAACAGTCCACCACACTACAATAAAAGTGGTATAGAATGTATAGATGCTATACGTGCTGCGACAGACAGTGGCTTTGAATATTATCTTCAAGGTAATATCCTTAAATACATTTGGAGATATCGTTATAAGAATGGCACGGAAGATTTAAAGAAAGCTCAATGGTATCTGAATAAGTTAATACAAGAAGTAGAAGGGTATTACGATGAAGATAAAAGTTAAAGTATTTCTATCACTTATACTAGATGGTGAAGAATATAGAGTTCCTGCAGATGGAGATGTATCAGAAGAATTAGGCGGTGCGCTACAAGAAATCATACACGACATAGATGGAATAAAAGTTCAATCAATTAAAATAATACAAGAGGATAAAAATGAATAACACACTACCAACAGACTACCAAAACTTCATTGCATTATCACGTTATGCGAGATGGAAAGAAGACGAACAAAGAAGAGAAACATGGACAGAGACAGTCGATAGATACATAGATTATATATCTAATCATGTTAAGAAGAAACATAATTATGAAATAGGCAACAGTCTAAAGTATGAACTAGAAGAAGCATTAGTTGGTTTGAGTGTTATGCCTAGCATGAGAGCATTGATGACGGCAGGTCCGGCATTAGATAGATGCCATGTTGCTGGATATAACTGTGCATACATACCAGTAGATAGTCCACGAGCATTTGATGAAACTATGTACGTGCTTATGTGTGGCACAGGAGTTGGCTTCTCTGTAGAAAGAGAAAATGTAGACAAGCTTCCTATTGTAAACGAACACTTTGAGAAGAGCGATACAATAATTAAAGTTGCAGACAGTAGACCCGGATGGGCTAGAGCATTACGAGAACTTATTGCAATGCTGTATGCTGGACAGATTCCACAATGGGATGTATCAGAGGTTAGACCTGCAGGTGCAAGATTAAAAACATTTGGTGGTCGTGCGAGTGGCCCTAAACCTTTGGAAGAACTGTTTGAGTTCTGCATTGAGAAGTTTACACAAGCAAAGAATCGTAGACTCTATCCATTAGAGTGTCACGACATAATGTGTAAGATAGGTGAAGTTGTAGTTGTTGGTGGAGTTCGTAGGTCTGCGTTGATATCTCTATCAAATCTTGGTGACACACAAATGCGACACGCAAAGTCTGGCCAATGGTGGGACAATGAAGGACAACGTGCGTTGGCTAACAACAGTGTAGCGTATAGATTCAAGCCTGACATGGATACATTTATGCGAGAGTGGTTGGCTTTGTACGAAAGCAAGTCTGGTGAACGAGGTATATTCAACAGACAATCAGCTATCAATCAAGCAGCAAAGAATGGCAGACGAGATACTAACCACGAGTTCGGCTGTAATCCATGCAGTGAAATAATACTACGCCCATATCAGTTTTGTAATCTTACAGAGGTTGTTGTTAGAGAAACAGATACAGAAGAAAGCTTAATTAGAAAAGTTAAGTTAGCTACTATTCTTGGCACGTTCCAATCCACTCTTACAGAGTTTAAATACTTACGTAAGATATGGAAAGACAATACAGAAGAAGAAAGACTACTAGGTGTATCTCTGACTGGTATCATGGACAATACATTGACAAGTGGTAAGAGTCCTCGCATTGGAAAGAACATTGAAGGTTTGCTAACAAGACTACGTGACGTAGCTGTAAAGACAAACAAGGATGTAGCATCTAAGCTAGGTATACCGCAGTCTACTGCTGTCACAACAGTTAAGCCAAGTGGCACTGTAAGTCAGCTAGTAGATAGTGCTAGTGGTATTCATGCACGCCACAATGAGCATTACATAAGAACTGTTCGTGGTGACAACAAAGACCCACTTACTAAATTTATGATGGCACAAGGTATACCACACGAGCCTGATGTTATGAAACCTGACAGCACTACAGTGTTCAGCTTTCCTATGAAGCCACCATCAAGTGCTGTATGTCGCAAAGACATGTCAGCTATAGAACAGCTAGATATATGGCTTACGTATCAGAAACATTGGTGTGAACATAAACCTTCTGTAACTATTTCTGTCAAAGAAGATGAATGGTTAGAGGTAGGTTCATGGGTGTATAATAACTTTGATGATGTATCGGGTATAAGTTTTCTACCGTTTAGTGAGCATACGTATAAACAAGCACCCTATCAAGACTGTAGTAAAAAAGAATATGAGGATACATTATCCATCATGCCAAGGAATATTAATTGGACAAAGCTGTCTGATTATGAAAAAGAAGATACGACTAAATCGGCACAAACTTTTGCTTGTTCTGGTGACAGTTGTGAAATAGTAGATATAGGAGCTTAATATGACAATGTATATAATATACGCAACAGTGCTTGTAAGTAACATGGTAAGTGTGGTAGAGTATAAAGCAGAAAGGTTTATGACATATAAGGATTGTATACAATATTTAAATGAACAACACACTCATGTAAATACTACATTGCAAGACCATTTAAGAAGAAACGAAACTAATTCAACCGTATTGTTTATAGGCTGTTCTGAAAGAGGTAAATTACCTAATAATGATACATCAACATAAGGAGATATTATATGGAAAATCTAGAGCCTAGCACAGAGAATCGTAAGAAGTTTGACATTGACCTTGAGTATGGTAAAGTTAGAGAACAGCTTGTAGCTGATATGTTGCAAGACAAAAAGATAGAGGTAAAAAGTGAAAGAGATATATGGCAAAAAACAGGCAACATCGCAATCGAGTACGAATCATATGGTAAACCAAGTGGCATCAACGCTACGGAATCAGACTACTGGTTTCACAACTTATGCATTGGTGACGATGTATTTGCAACGGTTGTTTTCAAAACAAAAAACTTAAAGAGAATTATAAACAATCTAGACTACAAGAGGTCTGTTTCTGGTGGAGACCATAACGCATCAAAGATGTATCTACTTAATTTGAAGAAGTTATTTTCTTCAGATGTAATCAAGGCATTTAAGGAGAAAGAGAATGAACTTGCAAGCTGAAGCTACGCAGTGGCTAGAAAGGAGAAACAAAAATATGACATTCGCAGAGTATGAAGAAATGGTAAAGAAAATATCTATATACCCACCGTCACATAAGATATTATATCCCGCACTTGGATTAGCTGGTGAAGCTGGCGAGGTGGCAAACAAGGTAAAGAAATTAATACGTGATGGATTTAATAATCAACCAAAAGATTGGAGAGAAAATATTGCTAGTGAGATTGGAGATGTGCTATGGTATTGTGTCGCATTATCCAATGACCTAAACGTACCTATATCCACTGTTGCAAAGAACAACATGGATAAGTTGTTATCAAGATTTGAGAGAGGTACGTTGGGTGGTTCGGGAGACAAAAGGTAAGTTATTATTGTCCTTTAGCTAAGATTCTCCCTATTTGTATGGCATTTCTGTAATGGTTGACGTTGGGTTCTTCCTCTACCATCTCCATTATGGACTTGCCATACTTTGTGATGTAATATTCGTTAGCTAATCTTTCTTGTATATCTGTCAGCTTAGAAAACTGCGCTCTGTCAAACGGTGTGTATGACTTATCAGATATCTTACGTGCTTCATGCTGTGCTAATATCTTAGCTTGTTTTCTATAGAACTTCAGTCTATTACTTAACGTAGCACGTTTCTGTGTTTCTGTCTTTTTTCTATAGCTATCTTGTACAACAAGAGCAGATATATTTCTTTCCACTAATTTACCCATGTGTTTCTTAACAAGAGCATCGGCTGTCTTATCACCCGAACCGGGAACTATCTCAAATCTTTCTATCCCTAACTTGACAAACTCTTCTTCTGCCATGTTTCGCTTGGCTTCTTTTCGGAGTCCCGTAATCTGTCCTACCAATGGACTCTGCCTATATATATTACCCTCTCTTGTAGGACTTTGTATGGGCGGTAAGTCTTTTGAGAGTTCGGGCAAATCCTTCTTCAAATAATTAGTTAGTGCTGAATTAAATCTCTCTTCAAAACCCACACCTTCTGTTTGTTTTGGGTCTCTTACAATCGCAGCTTCTGTATCATAAGATGCTTGTATATCTCTTATGACACGAGCTGGAGTTAAGTAACCACCAAATATTTCCCCAAAATAACCGCCTAATAAATCTCCTAATCGCTCATCCGATATTTCTTCTTTGCCACCAAACAAATCTATAAACTTGTCTGTCACATACGAGCTTGCACCAGTTCTTAGCTGAAGACCAGTAAAGGCTGCAAGCGTTTCTTTCATATTTATTTTGTCTGTATCGCCATTACGCATTTTTACAATAGCATCAGCTATCGCTAAATAAGGAACAAGTGGGAAAAAAGGTCGCAAGTCACCAGTGCCACCATCAGACGTTCTGTATTCATAGAATCTAACATCTTGATTGTCAGCACGATGCTTCATTGCATATAAGAAAGCTGCTGTTCCCATGATACCTTTAGAAAATTCTGCCCTCATTTGAGCAAATTGTTGTTGTGCTTGCCTATGCAGTCTAGTTCCCTCTTTTGTCTGCCCTACCTTTTTAGCAGACTCAGCCATTCTTCTAGTGATTAAACCTAATCCACCCTTTGATGTACCTGTTGCTATACTTAATGGAGAATAGTCTAATAAGAATTGCAAAGCACCCACTGTGAATCTAGCAAAAGGTATTGCCGCTGTACCTATTGGTAGTGGCACAGGACCTAGCGCATCGTTAAACTTTATAAACCAATGACCCACACTATCACCTATCTTTGGACCACCTACCTTTGGCATACGAGAGAATGTAAACTCAAGAGCTTCTTCAATACTATCTGACAACACTGCTGCCGGCAAAGTTTTGCCCGAAACTGCAAATTCCTCTAAACTTTTGTATTGTCCTATCTTGGTGGGGTTATCTACTATTATACCTACTCTTCTGAGCTTCTTATCTATGCTATCTGTAAATACACCATTTCTAAAGAATAAATCTTGGGCTATGTTTAATCCATTCATCATTCTTGTAAACCCACTAAGCGTTTCATCTTCAGATGCTTCTTGTAATGTTCTATCCATGCGTGCAGCAAGACGAGGGTTGTGTTGCAATAGAGCCTTTGACAATTCAGCAGTGTCTGTAACTTTTCTTAGTCTGTTTAATCTTCCAAACGAATCTCTTACGATATCTTTTATATTGCCACTACCTAACGTCTGATTGCCTGTCATAGAAGCGTCTAGTCCTCTACCAAACTGATAAAGAGTAGATTCAATAGCATTAGCACCTGTCTCAAACGCTAATCGTGTTACACCTGTACCTACGTTACGCACTGTAGTGGCAATCTGCGTAACCATCAATGCTCTTCTTTCACGGTCTAGCCTAGACATTAATCCGTGTACTCTTGCCATTGGGTCTAATAATTTATCTGATGGTCTAGCTGCCAACAGTATTTCTGCTAGTTCTTTATCCACCATTCCTAGTGACTTTATTATTTTACCAACATTACTTGCTGTTTGTAAGAAAGAACCAGCATCACTATAGGATGCACCCATAGCGTTTACAAATTGCTCTGTTGTTAGCCCTGCACGAGATATTGCACCTTGTAATGTATCGGCAGATAAGCTGTCTTCTACAACACCTTTATCACTGACCTTTACTATCTTTGATAATTCTTCTCCTAGTTTACCTTTAAATAGTTTTTCTGTCTGCTTCTTTATATCTTTTGGAGAAGCTCCCTCTGTTTTCTTTAACGCTTCATTGACAAGTAAACCAATAACCTCTGATGCTTTGGTATCTTCATCAACCATGTCACCTAGTCTGCCATTCTCTGCTAACTCTTCTACAGTTTCTGTAACAACTTTACCAACTCTTTTCATTAGCTCCGTATTAAACTGTGTCTGAGCTACAAAATTAGCATCAGCAGATAACTCACCTAGTTTTTCAAGTGTTTCTCTACCTGCATTTATGTCAAATATTCCTGAAGCTGTCTGTGATGTAGCTTCTGCTGCTCTTTTAACGGCAAGTTCAGACTCACGAGCTTTTAATTCTTTTGCTATTTTCTTTTGTTTGATTACAGATTGTCTTGCATTATTCAATAACTGCGGGCCACCTAATCCACCTGAAAGCTTTGCACCACCATAACCAAAGGCAAGACCAACACCACCGACTATGGCTGTTCTCTTCAAGTCATATTCTTCTGGTGTGTATTCACCATATTTCTTAGACAACATCTCTAGTTCTTGCAGTTTTAAATCTTGCAATGCTACTACACCAGCTTCAGCTGCTATACCAGTTCCTATGACTTTACCAGCTTTACTCTTTAACATACCCTTTGTGCTATACTTTGCCGCTTCTTTCATGGCAGCTTTTTTACCGCCAGTTTTTAACGCTTGTACGATAGCACGTTGAGCGATAAAGCTACCCACTTTACCTGCTCCAAAACCTAT